ACTGCTGGAGGCATTAAAAAGGAATATAAATAAAGAATAATCTCACAGAAAAAAAAGTAAAGAGAAAAATTTTTTAACAAGACTATATTTATAGATATAAACAACAAAAAAACTAAAAAAAATTAAAATAACATGGCTGATTTATTAATGAAAATGCCGATACCTTACGAACCAAAACGTCAAAATCGTTTTATCCTAAGGTTTCCATCAAGTTTAGGTATTAACGAATGGTTTGTAGAGTCAACGGCTAGACCACACATTACAATTGCACCAGTTGAGATACCGTTCTTAAACACATCTACTTACGTTGCAGGTAGATTCAACTGGCAAACAATTCCAGTTAAATTCCGTGACCCTATTGGACCATCAGCTGCTCAAGCTCTTATGGAGTGGGTTCGTTTACATGCAGAATCAGTAACAGGTCGTATGGGTTATGCTGCGGGTTACAAAAAAGACATCGACCTTGAAATGTTGGACCCAACAGGAGTTGTTGTTGAGAAATGGATTCTTTATGGAACATTCTTAACTGATGTTAACTTTGATTCGTTAGCATACAATACCGATGGATTAGCAACAATATCTGCAACACTAAGAATGGATAGATGTGTGTTAGTTTACTAATACTATTTACAAATTTTCAAGTATAATTATATTTAACCGTAAAGCGATAAACTTTACGGTTAATTTTTTTATATGGACACACAATCAAACGACTACGGTCAACAAAATTTTACATTACCACACGATGTGGTACCTTTACCATCACAAGGTATTTTTTATAAAAATAAAAAGAAATCACTTAAGATTGGTTATCTAACTGCTTCAGATGAAAATATTTTAATGGGTGGAGGTCAAGATTTAACATTAAATTTATTACGAGCAAAAATCTATGAACCTGATGTTAGAGTTGAAGATTTACTCGAAGGAGATGTTGAAGCTATCTTAATTTTTTTAAGAAATACTGCTTTTGGTCCTGATATGTCAATATCAGCAACCGACCCTGGAACTAAAAAACAATTTCAAACAACAGTAATGTTAGACCAATTATCTATCATTAATGGTCAACAACCAAATGAAGACGGAACCTTTACTGTTTTCCTACCTAAATCTCAATCAACAATTAAAATCAGACCATTAAATTATGGTGAAATTATGGAGATTGCAAGATTATCTGAAACATACCCTCAAGGTAGGGTAGTTCCAAAAGTTACTTGGAGAATGCAAAAAGAAATTATTGAGGTTGACGGCTCAACCGACAAAGCCGTTATTGCAAAATTTATTGAATCAATGCCAATCGCCGATTCTAAATTTATTAGAAACTTTATGAATCTAAATGAACCTAGATTGGATATGACAAGAATGTTAATAGCCCCGTCAGGAGAAAAACTAACAGTAAATGTTGGGTTTGGGGCGGACTTTTTTCGTCCTTTCTTCTGATTATAGGAAAAGTCAAATAGATGAATTTTACTATTTGAATAATTTAATGAAAGTGACATACCAAGATTTTCAACAGATGCCAGTGTTTGTTAGAAAATATTTACTTGATAAATGGATTGAAGAACATAAGAAGGACTAAAAAATTAGTCCTTCTTCTATTTATATAGATACTATAATTCAATTATATGGCAGAAGGAGATGTAGATAAAAAACTAAGCGCTGATAAACAGGCGGTTACCGATATTAATAATACCATTAAAGAGGCTCTTTCACCTATTAAGACCTTAAGTGAGGCATTAGGTTTAATGGTTGCTCATGCGGATAAACTTAATAAAAGTTTTGGACTAGGCAGGGCAAGAATTGAAGAGATGAAAGTCGCCTTTACGGATGCGGCTGCAGGTGTTGAAAAATTAGGTGGGACTTTAGATGATGTTTCGAATACTATTATAGAAATTGCTTCGGCATCAAATAGAAACGTTATTGAAAATGAAAAAGTTATTAGTGAATTATATGCAGCATCAAAAGTTTTAGATACTACAGCAGGAGCCTTAGTTAGTAAGTTTAAAGATGTTGGTTATGAAACATCTCAAATAGGTCCAAATTTAAACGAATCTATTGAATATATTCAAAGTGTTGGATTAAACGCAACCAAAGTGATGAAAGATGTTTCAGATAACATGGGACAAATGAATCGTTATCAGTTTGAGGGAGGTGTCCAAGGATTGGCGAAAATGGCTGCACAAGCTTCAATGTTAAGATTTGATATGAAGGAAACTTTTCAGTTTGCTGAAAAAGTATTGACACCTGAAGGTGCGATTGAAACAGCAGCTGGAATACAAAGATTGGGAGTTTCTATGGGGGCTTTGGCTGACCCATTTGCATTGATGAACGCCTCAATTAATGACCCATCAGGATTACAAGATAGTTTAATTAAAGCAACAAAACAATTTACTGAATACGACGAAAAGACAAAATCATTTAAAATTAACCCACAAGGGGTTTTAACTTTAAGAGAACTTGCCAAAGAAACTGGAACAAGTTTTGAAAACTTATCAAAATCTGCATTGGCTGCTGCTGATTTGGATAAAAGGTTATCTGAAGTTAGTGGTGCGGGTCTTAAATTTGAAAATGAAGAAGATAAACAATATCTTGCAAACATTGCAAAAATGGGTAAAGGTGGTAAATATGAAGTAACACTTAAAGATGGTGTTACAAAAGAATTACAAAATCTTAACCAAGAAGAATTTGACGAATTAATTGAACAACAAAAAAATGCACCAAAAACAGTAGAAGACATTCAACGAAGTCAACTAACCGCCTTACAAAGTATGGCTGCAGATATGAAAGCAATGGTTGACGCTGGTAAGTTTGGAGTTGTTTCAACTAAGGAAGTTAGTACTAATATTGAAGGTTTAAGAAATATTTTCACTAAATTTGGTGATGTATCACAAAAATCATTACCAAAAACACCTGAAGTTAGAAAAAGTGTTAGTGAAGCTATAGGTGAGATGAAAACTTTATTTGGTGAAGCACAAAAAGGTGGGATTAAATCAGAGGACTTTATTAACAATCTTAAAAATATTCAAGACGGTTTATTAAAAAAGGGTGAAAGTTTAGGGGGTGATTCATTAAATGCAATAAAAGAAGTTCTTAAAGAAACTGCATCAAGTCTTAAAGGAACAAGTATGGTTGAAACATGGTTTAAAAATAATTTATTAGATGGTTCAAAACCAACCACAACACCAACAACACAAACAAAATCTCCAACAACGGCTAAGCCTTTAACAAGAGATGCTGTAATGGGTAAAGGTACCGCTTCAAAAAATTATGCTGATAGTATTTCACAAACAAAACAAGTTAATTCACAAGTTGATTTTGGGGGTACAATTACAATTAAAGTTGATGCCCCTCCTGGTGTTAGTGAACAACAATTTAAAACATATTTTGAGTCGGATGAATTCAAAAAAAAGATTTACGAATATTACAATCAAAAGGCAAAAGAGTTAGAAAGAAGATAAATGTCTAACAAAAAAACACCATCAACCTATTTATTAATAAAAGTATAAATGGGTAGTCCATTAGATTATATAAACACAGAAGGTTTTAGAAAAAAACTAATTACAAGGAATTTAGTACCTTATGCTAAGTCCCCTACTAAAGTTACGCCTCCGACAACTTACGAAGTAATTCAATCCGATTTTTCAGTGGTCGATAGTCCTGATGGTCTTATTGATACAACTTTTTATGCGGATAAACAATATCCGCTTAATAGGTGGGGTAACGACGGAGGTTACCAATTAGTACCTGATATTAGTGGAAACTTAAATACTGTATCAAATAAAGGTGAATATGGTCCTGGTCAACAAGATGCGCATATTATTGACCAAGCTAAGATTGCCGCTCAAAAAGGTTTTAATGGTATTACTGGACCGTATTTGGCGGTTAACGCTTTTGGTAATGGAGGATTAGAACAATATGATGCTGGTGTTTATATTACAACACCAGATACAATATCAAGTTCAATACCTGGTGGAATAAGACAGTTATATAATAATCAACCTTATCCAACAATTTTTAATCCTTCATCGTATAGTCCATTATCTATTTTATTAAGCCCCGACCCAACAGGTAGTAATGGATTACTAAGTCAAGATTCGTTTATTGCTCGTTTAGGTGCAAGAACACTTAAAAGAGAATTTGAAGAAAGAATTGGTAGAGCGATTGTTAGAGAAACTATTGGCCGTGCCAACTTTTTAAATATTAATAGTAGTACCAATGTTGTTAATATTCTAACGGGTAGAGTTCCGTTAATTGAACCTAATTATCAAATCACCGTTCCTGCCAATCCTATAACTGCCGCTGCTGATTTTGGACTTAGATTAGGTGGTAGTCTTGTACCTTTTTCATTAATACCTGGTTCATATTTTGACCCAAATATTAATCCAGGTCAACCAACAACAATTGGACAAGCTTTATTGGCAAATCCACTTGCCGCTTTAGGTAATTTAACAAGTAAACTTTTAGGTGCGGGTAAGACTGGTTCACAAATATTCTACAACAATACAGGTCCTGGACAAAAATCTATATTGTGGAAAAATATTAACTACAATAGATACAAACCAAATTACGATAGAACATTACTTGACAGATTAGGAGGTGCGATTGTAGGGACCGAAACAAACAATGCTAATTTTTATATTGGTTCAACAACGTCAGACCCATCAAGAGTATTCTCACCAAGTAGAGCTTTACCCGTAGACGCGTTTGGTAATGAACAACAATCACCTGTATTTGGACCACATGAGTTGGCACAGTTATATGAAGGTCCAAGTAAGGAAATTCGTTTAGGTGCTAATGGCCCAACATATAGTAATGGTGGTGGTATTGAAGGTGGATTCACTTGGGTGTCTCCAAAATACAAAGGAAATGCGGGTAAGAAAGTAGGTGTAGGTGGGGTTATATTAGACCAAGATGAAGACTTTAAACCTTCATCATATAATACAACCGAATCTACAGAAAGAACCTTTAAAGAAGGTTCAATCCTTGATGACACTCAAAGAATTATTAATAGCCAACCTGAAGGGGGTAAAAGATTACAACACGTTGGTAATGCAATAGACCAAGTTAGTAAAATATTCCATGATGGTTACAAAGAATTAACCAAAGGTTCAAGGGTTATACAATATACAGGAGCTATTGGACAAGAAGTTGGAACTGAATATTGTAGAGTTTTTACTAAAGACGTACCATATCTTCAATATAATGACCTACAAAAAACAGATGGAATTGTTACTGAAGGTAGAAGATTTTCGTATTCGGTTTTAGATAAGACATATAATCTTAACATTGCTCCAAACAAACAAGAAGGTGGTCAAGATTCAACCAATTTGATTGGAACATATAATAATGCTTATGCCAAAAAATATATGTTTTCAATTGAAAATTTGGCATGGGCGACTTCAAATACTCCAGGATTTTCAGTTGCGGATTTGCCTGTTTGTGAAAGAGGCCCAAATGGAGGTAGAGTTATGTGGTTCCCACCATACGGATTAACATTTAATGAAACCGTGCAAGCGAATTGGCAACCTAATGAATTTATAGGTAGACCAGAGCCAATATATACTTACAAGAATACTACTAGAACAGGTAGTTTAACTTGGAAAATAGTGGTTGACCATCCATCAGTTTTAAATGTTATCGTTAATAAAGTTTTGGCTAACGAAACAAATAAGGTTAGGGTTGATAGTATTTTAGAATCATTTTTTGCGGGATGTAGAAAATATGATTTATATGAGCTTGCAAAAAAATATTACACAATATCACCTAACGATTTATTTGATATACAACAAGCAATTTCATCAAAAGAACTATCAAAAGAACAATTAGAGTTTGCAATTAATACGGTTAAAACAACTCCTGATTTATCTAGTGATACGGGAACTGGTGGTGCTCCTGAATCAACACTTAAAACTTTTGAAAATGTAGGTTTTTATTTTGATAATAACAGACCATTAGAATTTAATCAACCGTTCACTCCATTATATGATAACTATATTGGACAAAGACCAGAATATCAATCAAAAACAACTTCAGCTCAAACAAGTTCGTTTTTTGATAGTGTGGTTATATCTAATAAACAAAAACTTGATGGTCTAATTGATACGTTAGAAAAAGAATTTATAAGTAACGCTAACTCTGAAGGTAAGATAGAAGGTGTTGTAACAATTACAATTGATAGTAGTACTTCACC